GTGTTCTTCGTTAAGAATCCTGACACTGGAGAGTATGAACCGCCATTGGCCCCACGGCCTGGCGCTTTTCGCACGCTTGAAAGATTTCGTGACAAGGTGTTACACCGCATGCAACCCTCCCTACCCTGGTCCTACGACACTGTCGTGGCGTCATACAAGGGGGCGAAGCAGCGCTTGTACGCCGAAGCGCATGAGGTCCTAAAACTGCGGGAAGTAGAATCGCGCGATGCCGAAATAAAAGTAATGATGAAGAAAGAGAAGGTTAACACCACAGCCAAAGCGGCTGACGACTGCGTCCAACGAGTTGTCAGTCCGAGATCACCAGTGTATAATCTTGAGGTTGCCACATACTTAAAAGGCTTCGAAAGAAAAGTGTTTGCTGCAATTGATGACGTGTATGGCAAAGAGACCAAAACGGTGATGAAAGGTCTCAACTCCACTACGCGTGGCGCTAACATAACAAAGATATGGAATAGCTTTAAGGACCCGGTGGCCATTGGCCTTGACGCCACCCGGTTCGATCAACACGTCAGTCGTGACGCTTTGCTCTTTGAGCACACCTGGTACAATTTATTTTATTGTTGCGGGCACCTTGCTATGCTTCTGGCATGGCAGTTGGTCAACCACTGCACATATTACAGCCCTGAAGGTGTGATAAGATTCACGAAGGTGGGCGGCCGCTGTTCCGGTGACATGAATACCTCGTTGGGGAACATCATTTTGATGTGCTCCATGATTTACAATATCTACGAGAGAATGAAGTCACTGGGCAAGCGGATCCGACTCATAAATGATGGCGACGATTGCGTATTGTTCTGCGAGAGAGGCGATGAGCCCATACTGCGGAATATGATCAACGACAACTTCGCTGAGTTCGGTTTTCGAGTAGAAATCGAGCAAACTGTTGATGAGCTTGAACACATCGAGTTTTGCCAAGCGCGGCCAGTATATAGTACATATTACGGCCATCACATCATGGTGCGTGATCCTCGGATCACCTGCTCCAAAGATGCTGCCAACGTATACCCAACACAATCAGACAATGAGAGACGAGTG